GTCCATTATATGCGACAACTTCAGACGTCGTAGATAAAAGATTGGTCAAGATCTTAGAGGCTCTCATAGCTTGGACAATAAGAACGTCACGATGACGAACGTAAAATCCTTGATCTGAGAGAGGTATATCGACTTTACCTATATCACGTCTAAGTCGCTCAGTTGAGCTTCCTAAACCGTAATCATAGAGATTGTCATAGGATCGAAGAAAAATTTCTTCGGCCCTACCATATACCTGTAGGAATGGAACTGATTCAATTAAATCGAAACAGTCCATACCACCATCCCGTAAAGAGGTTATATGCATAACCATCTGAGTGGCTAACTCACCGAGTGAGCCCCTAGTGGATTTGCTAACAATCCTTTCTCGAGAATTTAGGTATAAAGTTTGGACTGTCTTAACGACAACCCAATGAGTGAAAAGTCTCCTATCCTTTTTAGATAGAAGTTTCCACTGACCCTTTTTACCAGTAATAGACCGTACGTAATTACGGATGGCTATAGCCATCCCTTTACCTACAGGATCATTACCTTGTAAATAATCGAGTAAGGAAATTACCATATTAATGATAGGTTCGAAGGCCCTAAACCTAGGTCTAGGCCAATCAAACACATTAATATAGTAACTCTTTACGATTGCTTTAACATCTGAATTCCATCTCTTCATACGAATCTCATTGAGTATAATGCCTAGAGTAGAAATTTTCTCTCTTCGGCGCTCATAAAGAGCGGATAAAGGAAATGGGGACACATTTTGATCATGAAGTCGAATTTGTTTTGCAAATTCGAATCCATTTTCGGATATGTGAGTTTTTGATTTATTAAAATCAATCCCCCATTCAGATAGAATTTGAAAATAGGCCTTGGCTAGATGATCGTTAGCAATAACAATATCATCACCAAGTAACATATATCTACAACGCTTCCAACTTAATCCACACCGCTTTGCGGCTAGGAATAGTAAGAAGTGATGAGATAATGTTGTAGAAGCCCATGATGAGTAAAGACCCATTGGATTACCTGTTCGGTAAAATATTTTCCGACCATGATAATCAAATGGTTCTCCAATCATTAAGTGCTTCCAACTATCAGCAAATTCCTGACCAAACCATATTAAAAATATTCGATGGTTAATCTCAATTGGAAATCTATCTGTAAAGGCCGTAAGGTCTATACTATGATAAGAATGTCCAACTGATTTCTCCAAAGAATAAAATAATTTTGTTTGATCCTGAGTGCAATCTTGGTTAATCCTTTGAAGTATCTTCATGAGATATTTATGGAGGGGTTGCAATGCAGCCTGACTATAATAATCTCCGATAGCTACCTCCCTTGTTTTACCTTCTTTATCATTAATCTTAGTCAATCTCCGAGACAATAGACTTCCCTTGCGGGATGCATATTGCTCAAAGAAAGACGGGATCTGTTGATAAAGAGAATAAAATTTGGTCATTAATAGAGCTAACTTTTCTCCTCCAACAATCTTTATAGATTGTTTTTGGAGAGGAGTTAACGCCATATAATCCCAAAAAGAGGTCCATAGGGCATGCCCATTTGGACCACTTTTTGAGGTCATATGGAATTCCTTAAACTGTAAAGTTTTTGGAACCCTATTTATATGAAAAGGATTTACACCTATAATCTTAAGGAAGGTTCGGATATCTTCATCTAAATCTAGTACATTCCTACTATGTGTAGGATGAGCTTCGATTGTCGAGGTTGATATCTCACCTTCCAACTTGATGGATCGTGTAAGGTATAAGACAGATAAGATTAGCCGTATAAACGGGTAACTCTTCATCTCTTGTACCATACGACCCACAGGTTTTAAGATTCTAGGTAATCTTGATTTTTCCCTAATGCTAAATGTTTCTTGATTCATACTAAGTATAAATTTTAGAAAATTTAGGCGTAGGTCCTTAGTGTATCTAATCGCCTCGGCTCTGCCGCGGTTTTTAATCACATTAAGGATTTTATCTGTGACCATAAGGGCAATAGATAGTTCCTTATAACTTGACATAGTCAAATTATTTGCGAGCCATCTAACATACCGCGGAAAGGTAGTTAGGAAACTCAATTTCCTAGTTAATCTTTTCATGGTTGCCTAATGGGTCTCCTGTAGGCTGGATGAAATTCAGGTCAGGACCAGGAGCTCCTGACAGATTGGCCTTATG